TTTCAGACGACCTTATATATTGCGCCCCATCACAGGGGCATTTTTAACAATCGTAAAGCCCCTTTAACAAAAGGGGCTTTTCTTATGTGCATCGTCTTTTATACCGTCAATCCCGAACCGCCTAAATTTCCAAAATCTTTCATCGTTCGCATTTTCAAAGACGATTCTGACGTTACCCGTTGCCTTAAAACCGTTAATTTCCCCATCTCTTCACCCGACCGTATTTCACAGATTAGAAATGCCGCCAATGAATACGGTCGTTTGTCCGTCCGCGAAATTATCAGCAAAGAGGTGTCCCAATGAAAAACATCAGCACCGAAAAAGCGCATGAAGCCGCGTTTAGCGGCGGCAGCGTAAGCGACGCGCCAAAGGCGGCTTCATGCGCCGATATGGCGCCCCCCTTATCTAACAGGGGGGGAGCAGAAACCGAATCGGCTTTGAGTACCGAACACGAAACCTTCGAAAAATACACTACCTTTTTAACTGATTCAAAAGGCCGTCTGATTGAAGTGCCTTTGCGTCGTGGCAAAGCCAATTCCGCTTTTATCGACCAAATCAGTTTTTCAATCCATGAAGATACATTTTCCCTGCTCGCCGGTTATCCATTGGTTGCCGATGATGAATACATCGTCCGCGCATCTATGGTTCTGGCTGACATTTTTGGTTTCGGTATTACCGAAAAAGCCAAGCATTCAGGCGGTCGTTTTTATGATTCCTGCTGGTTGATGGGGACAGACAATGCCCAATATGGTCGCGTCCATTTTGGTGGGCAAAACAATACCATGCTGATTGAAGTCACGGCCACGGGTTGCAATGCCGCATCTGACGGTTGGGAATCACGACTTTATAACTTCATCCTACAGGCAGTCCGTCCCAAAATTACCCGTATCGACATTGCCAAAGACTTTTTTCAAGGTGAATACACGCCTGAGCAGGCCAAATCCGACCGTCTCGCCGGTAAGTTCACCAATCATCACATGATGCCCGATGGCGAATCAGTCGGTACGGATTGGGAATCAAACAACGGTAAGGGAAAAACCTACTATGTAGGCTCCCGTGAATCGTCAAAATACGTTCGTGTTTACGAAAAAGGCAAGCAACTTGGCGACAAAGAAAGCCAGTGGGTGCGTTTTGAAATTGAATTCAAAGCCAAGGATATTGTGATTCCGTTCGAAGTATTGACAGTTCCGGGTGAATACTTCGGCGGTGCATACCCTGTATGCGCCCAATTCCAAGAGAAAGCCAAACGCATCGAAGCAGTGAAAAAGAATCTTGAATTGACCTTTGAACGCTGCATCGAAGTAGCGAAAAACCAAGTCGGCCGCGCCATCAATGCCGCGAAATCCATGTTTCCGCACAAAGACCGTTCGGAAATCTTAGCCATGTTCGAAGCCGATCATGACTTATTGCCCAAACGATTAAGCCTTGAAGTGTATTCATGTACCGAAAACCACGCACCGGCCATACATGACAAACCCGAAGGCAGTTTATGGCTTAACGAATCTGCCCAAGTTTTACTTGAAATGGCTATCGAACAAAAAAACAAAATGACGAAGCTCATCGAAGCCAAGCATGAACAAGATTATCTGAATCTTATGTACGACCGATACGCATATAGATTTTAAAAGGCAAAACGCTGCCGCCTACAAGTGCAGTGTATTGGATAAGGAAACACATCATGCAAATGCAAATTCAAGGCCAAATCATGGGCGTTAAACGCTTTAAAGGCCAAATCGACGGTAAAACCTTTGACTATTGCCGCGTTATCGTGTCTACACCGCTGGACAGTAGCCAAGGCAACGCATTAGGCAGTTCGGCTAGTGAATACGACTACGGCGGCTCCGTGAATTTCGAACAGTTCAAAAGTCTTTCATTCCCTTTTGAAGCCTCTTTGACGGTTGAATTGGTTACCAACGGCAAAAGCCAGAAACTGAAAATTCTCGGCTTCCAGCCCAAATCACCAAACAAAGGCTAAAACATGACAATTACCCGCGTTTACATTGTTCAGTCACGGGAAACGGGCGACTTCCTTTATCCGTCTGATACGGGTGATGTGGGGCATACACCGTTTGTCAATGAAGCCGGTTATTTCTACGACCGAAACGAAGCGGTAGAAACCGCGTTATCCGAAATCGGTGAAAACTTTATTGTCTTCAGCTTTTTATCAGAATTTTAAAAATTCAGGCTACAGGTGCGGTCTGAATAATAGCAAAAGCACCTATTCAATTTTGTTTAACTCACTAAAGGAAAACATCATGAAATTGATGAACACTTGCCGTAAATACGGCGCAAAACTGGCCGTTGTTGCCGCAGCTCCCTTGGCTCTGGCCACATCTGCCTATGCCGCTTTGCCCGAAGCAGCAAAAACAGGTATTGATTCAGCGAAAGCCGACGGCCTTGAAGCAGGCTGGTTGGTAGTCGGCGTATTTGCCGCCCTGTTCGTGATTGCCATCGTGAAACGCTTGTTGCGATAACAGGTAATTAAGATGTACTACCAAGTCGGGAATAAATGTCTTGAGCAAAACCAAGCTGAAAACGTCTATTTCAGCTTGGTAGTACCTCAAATCACTCAAGACGGCAAAATCATCAAACCTGAGTATAACGGCACATTATGGAAACTGAACGGAGAGCCGCTTAAAGCCGATTTGCCCAAATGCGATCCAGGCGAAAACCTCAAAAGCGGTTTGGAAACAGGATGGATTTTATTCGGCGTAATGGCAGCGGTGTATTTCGTATCCGTCCTAAAAAGGGTCTTGAGATGATGGATTTCTATTTTTACTTGGGACTGGCAGTACCTGTTTTGATAGGGGCGATTTTATTCAAGGATTGATACCCGATTAGGATGATGGCAAAATCCCGACTTTCTGCAACTGTTGTGAAAGTTAGGATTATGTTAGAAAAAAATGAAAAGGATTTTTTCTATATAACTGAATCTGAATTAGATGAATTATCTAAATTCTATTTAGAAAAACCTTTATCTTATGTATTTTATTCATATTTAAAAGAAACTGGATATTTGAAAAAATTCTCTTTAGATAAGTGTCAGAATTTTTTTAATAGAATAAATTTCAATAAGGCAAGTTTTGAAGTTTTATTTAAAGATAATTCAGTTTTCACTATTGGGAATGGTGAAATAAATGTTACGGGTTTTGACAATAATTTTTCTACTAGGTTTGAGCTTTGAATCTTTTGCCGGTGATTTGCAAGTTAGAAATGGTAAATTAGCCTATCCTTTGACTGAAAAGTTTAATGAAAATGGTTTTAGACCTTGGAAAATTATTGGTGGTGGAATTGACCAAGAGTATCAGTCTAGATTCGACAAATCACTTTACGTCCGCGAAGCTTCCACAGGCCTCCGCTCCGCCTCAACAGTCCCCGTAACCATAGAACAAAAAGTATCCCGCTCTACCGTCCTAAGAAACCTGCTATCAAAAGCCAAAGCAGGCGGCAAATTCGCAAGAGTAGGCGGCGGTCCTGTCGGTTTTGCAGTATCGACCGCTGCTTTTTATCTCGTCGAGCAAATGCTTGCAGATGAAGGTTATAAATACGATGTGACTTTGGGCGATTTTGTAACCGATAAAGAATACGTAATTATCATAACGCCAAATGATGAACGCAGTTATGACGGGAAAAAATTTGAATTAGCACGTTTTGGATTATCCAAAGAATCTTATGATTATGGTTATGAGAGCTATAAATCAACGTTAGACGGGTTATGTGATAGAGCGTCAAAAAACGTAGATGATTTTGCAAAGAGTAAGGGCTATGAAAGTCATATAGCCAAAGAGTATAAAGGATCTGATAGTACGGGAGGATGTAAAGCTATTACTCCTTATGGTTCCAGTACTAAAGCATTTTGGACAATTCAACCCAATAAAAAGCAGCCTATATCTCAATCCGAATTCGACAGAATTGTCGGTCCGAAAGCAGACAGCAACCCTACGCCATATGTGAATGCAACCGCAAATGAAGACGGCAGCATTCCGGGTGCATCAGTAAGCACGCCGACCGTGCCTAACGGCACAGTTATCACACTTGGCCCCGCAACAGGACAAGACGGCAGACCATTTCAGATAACCATCAGTTTCACGACATCAGATGGCAACACAACCGCAACCGTCACCACAACCCCGCGCCCCGACCTCACACCGGGCAGCCCTGCCGCTCCCAAAACCAACCCAACCCCAACACCGGGGGAAAATGGCAAGCCAGGTTCGCAGCCAGACCCCAATCCCGACGGCAAGCCAGGTTCACAACCCGACCCAACGCCCGACGGCAGCCCGTCCGATAAGCCAAAACCTGACCCCGACGGCAGCCCTAGCGGAAAAGACAAACCTGATCCAAGTAATACCCCAGACGGCAAAGACGACCCTAAACCCGACGATAAGCCCAAAGAGGATGACAAGCCCAAGGAAGACGGCGGGCTGTTGTGCGAAGTGTTTCCGAACATCTTGGCATGCGACAAAATGGGCAAGCCCGAAGAAGGTATGTTTGACAGCATCAAAATACCCCATGTAACTGATGAAACCACTTGGAATACCGACAACTTCCTACCGCCAAACGGCGTTTGTCCTCAACCCAAAAGCTTCAACATTTGGGGCAGACCGGTACAAATCAGCTATGAACCGCTCTGCGTATTTATGCAAAATATCCGTTTTGCCGTCCTACTTGGATTCATTATTATGTCCGCCTTTATCGTTTTCGGCTCTTTGAGAAAGGGATAATATGCCGCTGCTCGCCGGATTGATTCCTCTTTTGGGAATCCTGTTAAAAATGCTGATTGTCCGCATGATTATTGCCACCGGCTTAACTTTTGTTACTTACGCCGGTTATGTAATCGCATTGGGTAAATTCAAGGAATACACCTTAAAAGCTTTTAACTCCATGCCTTCTGATATTCTCAATTTGCTGTTAATTGGCGGTTTTGGTGAAGGTTTGGGTTATTTGTTTGGCGCATTCTCTTTTTATATCGGCATGGCTGCCTTGAATAAACTGACTTTCGTTTCTCCCGCGGGGTAATTTATGATTTATCTTTTCACCGGCAACATGGGCACGGGTAAGACTTCGCGCGTCGTGTCCATGATTCTGAACAACGAAGACGGTTTGTTTAAGATGAAGCTTGAAGATGGCACTGAAGTAGACCGCCCGCTTTACTTCTGCCATATCGACGGCTTGGATAAACGTAAATTTAACGCTCATGAACTCACTGAAGAAGAAATCATGTCTGCACCGTTGCGAGATATTATTCCGCAAGGCGCCGTTTTGATTGTTGATGAAGCACACTATACCTATCCTGTGCGCGCATCAGGTCGCCCAGTTCCTCCCTATATCCAAGAATTAACCGAACTGCGCCACCACGGCCATACGGTTATCTTAATGACCCAGCACCCAAGTCAGCTTGACGTATTTGTACGCAATCTCGTATCAAAACATACCCATCTTGAACGCAAAGCCGTGGGTATGAAGCAGTATTCTTGGTATAAGTGTGTAACGAGCCTTGATAATCCAGCCGGTGTTACAGGTGTTGAATCAGCTAGTTGGAAACCGCCTAAAGATGCTTTCAAGTATTACAAATCTTCTAGCCAGCATCAGAAGTTTAAAAAGAATATTCCGCTTGCTGTTTGGGCTTTGATAGGTATATTTGCTTTCATGGCTTGGAAAGGCTACAACGTTTATCAAATCTATCAGAAAGGCACTGGCCAACAAGAACAGGTCGAACCACAGGAAGCAGCAGCCAGTCAGCCGCAAATGGAATTACCAACGGAATCAACCGAGCCGACGGCCAAAATTGATAACAGCCTAAACCCGACAGACTTTATCCCCACGTTGGCAGAAAAACCCGAATCCAAACCGCTTTACGACAGCGTGCGCCAAGTTAAAACCTTTGAACGCTTGGCCGCCTGTATAGATGGTGGTAAAAGTGGTTGTACCTGTTATAGCGACCAAGGCACGGCTTTGAAAGAAGTGACTAAGGCAATGTGTAAAGACTACGTCAAAAACGGCATGCCGTTTAATCCTTACAAAGACCCAAGCCCGACAGCCCAAGCATCGCCTGCACCGCAAAGCCCGCCGACGACGACGGAAGCAAACCAAATACTGACAATGGGCGGCAAATCGCCACAGAATTTGATGTATGACGGCTATGTCGAAGCAGGCGCGCAATTTCAGCAGAGAGGCGGTATTGTTGGCACTAATTAATTGAGCTGCTTTTTACCGTGTTGATGAAGCCCTAAAAGGCGTAATCAACACGGTAAAAAGCAGCCATGGGGTGCGGGAACTCCCGCCTTTTTGATTTCATCAAAATGCCAAATCTAAACCTGTAAGCCCTTTGATTCAGACGGCTTACAGGTTCGGATTAGCTACCCGAACCGAAAAACGCCCATCTTGAAACGGCCTAAGTCATCAGACTGTAGAAAAGATGAAGAGGGCGTTTTTTTGTTGTCTGAAAATTGAGTAGCATCAAAGAACACACAAAAGTGTGAATCTGCATAGTAAGGGAAATTATGAGAAACGCTGTCGGTTTGGATATATCGCAAAACACCTTTGACGCTGCTGCTATTGTCAACGGTCAACGTAAGCAAGCCCTGTTTGACAACAGCATTAACGGCTTTGAAAACTTTAAAGACTGGCTTGACGGTTTTGACTGTGAATTGCATATCTGCATGGAAGCAACCGGCAATTACTTTGAAGACGTTGCCGACTATATCGGCCAGTTTTACACCGTTTCCGTTATCAACCCTTACAAAATCAGCGAATACGGCAAAAGCCGCTTTCACCGCACAAAAACAGACAAACAAGATGCAAGGCTTATTGCCGAATATTGCCATACGGCCATGCCCAAAGACTTACCCGCTCGGCAAAAAATAAGTATCGGTCATTACCGCTTGAAACGCTTATTGGCTCTGTACGAACAGCTCAAAACCCAAAAGACCGCACAAAAGAACAGGCTGAAAGTCGCTAAAGACGAATTTGTTCGAAAAATCCATCAAGCTCAAATCCAAGAATTGGATCAACACATTCAGCAAGCCGAAGCAGAAATACAGGCAATCACGAATGACAATCAAGATTTGAAAACCGTTTCAGAAAGCCTGCAAACCATTCCGTCCATTGGCAAACTGACAGCGGCCATACTTACAAACTATCTGCTTAGCGGAGACTTTAAAACCGCCAATCAATTCACCGCCTTCGCCGGCTTGAATCCGCAACAAAGAGAATCAGGAACCAGCGTAAAAGGTCGTTCGAGCATGACACGTTACGGAAACAGACGGCTAAAAGCCGCTCTGTTTATGCCTGCTATGGTTGCGCTCAACAGGGATTACTTTCATGATTTTGTCAAACGCCTGAAAGCCAAAAACAAACCCAAGATGCTGATATTGGGTGCTCTAATGCGTAAGCTGCTTGTCGTGGCTTACCACGTTTACAAAACACAAAAACCTTACAATCCTGAACGCTACAAGCCTGAATAATGTTTGTACAAAATAACAAAGCTGTTTTTGCCTGTTTGTCAAGCAAAAACAGCTTAAAACGCTTGCGCTATGAGAAAATAGGCAAAATAAATATCACGATAAATCAATATGATATAAAAATTATTAGAAATAGTGCTAGACGGTTAAAGTAGCATCTTTTCT